ACTCGCCCAGTCCGGCCAGCCGGCGATCCCCGAACAGCTCCACGCGCGGCAGATGGGCCTGCTGCACGCCGCCGTGCAGGCCGCGCGCCAGCAGGCGCTGATGCAGGCCAACAGCACCGCCGACAAGATCGAGGACATGCTGGTCGAGGGGAAATTCTATGACTCGCTGGCCGAGTTCCTGACCGACCTGCCGATCTTCCCGTACGCCGTGCTCAAGGGGCCGGTGGTGCGCATGGTCCCGCAGATCGTCTGGAACGGCAACGCCGCCAGCATCCGGCAGCAGGCGCGGATGTTCTGGGAGCGGGTGTCGCCGTTCGATTTTTACTGGACGCCGGGTGTGTCAAGGATCGAGGACGCCGACACCCTAGAGCGCAAACGCTTTACCAGGGCCGACCTCAACGCGCTGATCGGCCTGCCCGGCTACGACGAGCAGGCGGTGCGCGGCGCCATCGACGATTACCGGCGTGGCCTGCGCGAGTGGCTGGACAGCCCCGATACCGAACAGGCGATCAACGAGGGCAGGGAGAACCCCAACCTCAACCGCTCGGGCATCATCGAAGGTCTTGAGTTCAACGGCATGATCCAGGGCGACATGCTGCTGGCGAACGGGGCCGATCCGAAAACCATCCCCGACATCGACCGCGACTACAACGTGCAGTGCTGGGTGGTCGGCCGTTACACCCTGAAAACCCAGATCAACCCGATGCCCCGGCAGCGGCACCCCTACTATGTCACCAGTTTCGAGAAGGTGCCGGGGACCGTGCATGGCCACGGCCTGCCGGACCTGCTCGAAGACATCCAGGAGATCAGCAACGCCGCGCTGCGCGCGACGGTCAACAACCTCTCCATTGCGTCAGGCCCGCAGGTGGTCATCGACGAGGAGGCGCTGTCGCCGACCGAGAACGGCGACGAGCTGTATCCGTGGAAGCGCTGGCGCATCTCGCGCGACCCGATGGGCAATCCGAGCGCCAAGCCGGTCGAGTTTTTCCAGCCCGCGTCGAACGTGCAGGAGAACCTTCAAGTCCTGCAATACGCCAACACGATGGCGGACGAGGCATCCGCGATCCCGCGCTACGTGACCGGCGAGAGCCTGTCCGGCGGCGCGGGCCGCACGGCGTCGGGCCTGTCGATGCTGATGAACAACGCGCAGAAGATGTTGCAGACGGTGGCTGGCAACATCGACCGCGACGTCATGGCTCCCTTACTGGACGGCATGTACGACCTGATCATGCTCACCGATACTACCGGAGTATTGACGGGGCAGGAAAGCATCCGCGTCCGGGGCGTCAATGTGGCGGTGCAGCGCGAGACCGAGCGCCAGAAGCAGCTCCAGTTTTTGCAGATCACCGGCAACCCGATCGACGCGCAGATCATCGGCCCGATGGGTCGCGCCCGCGTGCTGCGCGCCGTGGCCGCGAACATGGGCCTGCCGGACGACGTGGTGCCGGACGATCAGACCATGCAGTCGCAGCTCGACGCCCAGAAGCAGATGGCGGCGGCGGGACAGGCATTGACGGCAGCGGGCGCGGGCGGACCGCCCGGCAGCGCGCCACAGGCTCCCGGTGGACCGCCCAGTCCGGCACAGCCGGGCGGCCCGCCAGGGGGTGCGCCGGGCGGGCCTCCCTCGCCCGGCAGCACTCCGGGCGGCGGTGGGGTGGGTCCTTCGCCGCCCGGAGCAGGGGGACATTCCCTGCCCAACCCCGCGCCGCAGCCCGGCCCGTCGGCGCACTCCGACCACGCACCGCCGTTCAACGCCTTTCAGCAACACCAAGGAGCGATCTGATGGACACCAAAGCACCGACCAAGGAACTCGCCCGCACCACGCTCGACGGGGCCAAGGGCGGCAAGGCGAGCACCAGCGGCCCGACCGGCAGCGCCCGCGCCTACCCCAAGGGCAAGCTGCCGAGCGGCAACGGGCGCAGCTTCGTCCCCGACGGCAAGAGCGACTACGGCGTCGCCGGCGTCGGCGGTGGTGAGTAGCCATGCCGATCTCCAGCCATCCCGGCGGCATCAAGGGCGGGATGCCGATCCCCCGGACGCCGCTGGGCGGGGGCAACCCCGCCGGGCGGGCTTTGGGTCACTATGGGACGCAGCCGCCCGCGCCTGGCTCGCCTGCGTCGATGGTCATGGCGCCCAAACCGATGACGCCCGCGACCAGCCTGCCGACCTCGCCGAACACCGACCTGGCCCCCGTGCGCGGGGCCATGGGTGGCATCCGCTCGCACCCGCGCCTCGGCGGGATCGTCGGCAAGACCCTGTCCTCGCCGGGCAACCTCTAAGGAACGAACCCATGGGATTGAATATCGGAACCCCCGCCGCCGAAGCCTGCCGGGGCCTGCGCGGCAGCAAGGAATTTGCCCTCGTGCTCGCCGAACTCCGGCGCATGTGGAGCGACCGGCTGATCGCCGCGGCGTCCTCGCCGGTCGAGCAGCGCATCGAGGCGACCGCCTATGCCCGCGCCTTGCTGGACCTGTGGGTCGGCTACGAGGCCGCGACCTCCGGCAAGAACCCGCGCGCGGTTGCTACGGTAGTAGAGGGCCACGGCGACCTGTTCGCCGAGCACGTCTCTCCGCACGAGGGCCGCGCCCACGAGGGCAGAGCGGGGGTGATCGAGGAGACCGCGCCCGTCCACGCGACCCAGCTTCCCGCCGAGTCGCGCCACGGCAAGGGACACCACGCCGAGCCGCTGGACGAGCCGCCGCCGACGCCGAAAGCCACCACGAAATTCTCTACGACGACTGACAAGAAGGGCTAACCTATGTCCGAGACGACGGCCGCACCGCCCCCAGCCCCCGTATCGGCCCCGGCCCCGCCGGTCGATCCCAATGCCGGGTTCGAGACGCCGATCCCGCCGGCCGTGCGCCGGCAGGCCGAGCGTGCCGCCGCCTTGCAGACCGAATACGCCCACGGCGTCGCGCGCCAGACCGCCGAGCTGGAAGCCGCGATCTCTGGAAAACCGATTGCTGACGCAGCCGAAAGCGGGACTGGTCCTGGGCAGTCCACCCCCGCTCCGGCTGCGCCAGCAAGCCCCGCACCCGTGCCGCAGGGCATGGCGAACACGGGTGCCGGGTCTCCCGCGCCGACGCCGACGGAGGCAGCGCCTCCCGACGTGTCGGCGTGGGAGCAACGCTACCGCACCCTCGAAGGCAAATACTCCGCCGAGCTACCCCGGTTGCAACAGCAACTCGGGGCGGCGCAGAGCGAGATCGCCCGGCTGCACGCGCAGGCCGAGCGCGCCGAGATCGAGCGCCTGACCGCGCCCGCGCCGCGCTCCCAGATCGACGTGCCGCAAGAGGACATCGAGACGTTCGGCGCGGACTTGGTCTCGGCCTCGCAGCGCTGGTCGCGCGCGGGCGTCGAACCGGAGATCGCCGAGCTGCGCCAGCAGCAGCAGCAACTTCGCCAGCAGATGCAGCAGGTGGCGCGCACCGCCGCCGAGCGCGATGTCGAGGCGCGGCTGGCGGCGTCTGTGCCAAACTGGCAACAGATCGACCGCGACGTGAATTTCCACGAATGGCTGGCGCGTCCCGACGTTTTTTCTGGACAATCCAACCACCCTAGGCTGGTAGAAGCCTATCGCGCGGGTGACGCTGCCCGCGTGGTCAATATCTTCCAAGCGTATTTGCGCGAGCATACCGTTCCCAACCAGGGCGGGACACAGCCGATCCAGACCACGCCGCCGATCTCTCCCTCGGCGGGGCAGGCGGGAAGGCTACCCCTCGAAACCCTGGCCGCCCCCGGCACCGTCCGGTCCGGCAGCACGAACGGCGCGAGCGAGCCGCCGATCATCCGCAGGGCGGAGGTCAAGGCGTTCTACGACGCGATCATTCAAGGTCATTACCGAGGCCGCGACGCCGCGCGTCAGGCCAGGGAAGCCGAGATCAATGCCGCGTTCGCCGCTCAACGTGTGGTCTGAAACATAGCTACTACGGTAGCAATTCTCTGGGAGCACTCTCATGGCCTATCCTGTCGCCAATCCCCCGTTCGGCGGGGCCGGCACCGGCGCGACCCCGCCCTACTCGGGCGTCTTCATTCCCGAGATTTGGTCGGGCAAACTCATCGAGAAATTCTATGCAACGACGGTTTTGGCCGCGATTGCCAACACCGACTACGAGGGCGAAATCTCCAGCCACGGCGACAAGGTCAAGATCAGGACGAAGCCGACCATCACGATCCGGCCGTATCAGGCGGATCAGCCGCTGCTGGTCGAGCGCCCGTCGTCCAACATCATAGAAATGCTGATCGACCAGGGCCAGTATTTCAATACGATCCTGGACGATGTGATGGAGGTCCAGAGCGACATCAACCAGCTCTCGCTGTGGGCCGACGACGCCGCCGAACAGATGAAGATCGTCATCGACGTCGCCGTGCTCGGCACCATCGACGCGGGCATCGTCGCGGCCAACA